AGCTGCTCGATGCGTCGGCGAAAGTCGTTGAGCAACACCCGCAGCACGCGGTCGCTGATGTCGCCCATGTCGCCGGTCAACAGTTCGTAAGGCAGCCCGACACCGGCAGCAGCGGCCTGCAATTGCTGCCGCATGAAGTCGACATAGGTGCTACCGGCGTCTGGCGGATCGGAGAAGGTCACCTCCTCCCCTTCCATCAGCTCCTGCATGGAGCCAGGTTCAAGGCCTACGAGCGGGGCCCCGTCGCTGTCGGCCTGGATCGGCTGGCCAGTAATGGGATCGATTGCAGGCTGCACGCCTTCCGCTGCCTTGCGGGTGATAAAGCCGGCGAACAGGTTGGCCACCTCCTGCCGGAACAGCACTGCGTCGTCGTAGTTGTCCAGCGATTTCAGGCGTAGCAGCACCGGAGCCAGACGCGGGACGCCACGCAGTTGGCCGCCTTCGGTGGGCTCGAAGATGTGCAACACCTGGTCGGCCGGGATTCGGTTCAGGGTGTTGAAGCCGATACCAGCGGTGAACGCGTCACCCGGGTGAGTGCTGTACATCCAGTACGCCACTCGCTGGCCGATGCCGTTGAACTCGATACCCGCGCGGACGATATTGCCGGCACGCGTCTTGAAGTTCTTGTCGAGGGGCACGTACTCCGGCGCCAGCACCTGAAGCTGCAGTGGCACCGCGTAGCCGTCCTCCGGCCGGCGATAGCGTAGGCGCACGAAACACTCACCGGCCTCTTCGACCATTCGCGCGATGATGGCCTGCTGGCCGTAGAAGTCAGCGAGACCGTCGGCGTCGGATTCGTCCGTCCAGTCTTCCCACAGTTGCCGCAAGGCCGCTCGTACGGTGGCGTCCTGTATCGAGGCGCGAGGCGTAATACCTGTGCCTATGATGTTGCTGACCCGTTTGTCGATCGCGCTGTAGGCGTAGGGGTCGTTCTTTACAGCGGCGCGAGAGCGCTTGCGCAACGCCGGCAATGCGGGCAATGCGATGGCGTTCAGGGCGCCTTCTGGTGCATCCCAGCCCTGGGCACGGCGGCCTGTGCCGGCGCCCTCGTAGCTATTGCGGATGCGTTTGGGTACCGCTCGGATGCGTGTCATCAGATGCCCTTGCCTCGACTGTAAAGCCGCGTGACACGCGGACGGCCACGAGCAGCGGCTTGCTCGGCCGCGACCTGCTTTGCGTATTGCTCTTCAAGCATTCGCAGACTTGCCAGCTGTGCGCGGTCAAGCTGGCGATCGCCTTTGCGCACGGACTGGCCGTTTTCGAGGATGTCCTTGATCGACGCCCGGACGTCTGCCAGGCGCTGTTGGGCTTCGCTCATGTGTGCCTCTCGGTGCGGTCAGCGCCGCGTCAGGTAGGTGCTGCTGGATCGACGCCGGCCGACCGGCTGAGGCGATGGCCTCGGTGGAGGCGAAGGCACTGCTGCCGGCTTGTCGCCGGACTCGGCTGCTTCCGTTTCGTCCTCTACCGGTGTCGCTGGAACGCGCTCGGCGAACAAGCTGCCTTGCGATACCGCTGCGCGCAGCCGGGACCATTCCGCTTCCTTGTTCCGGTGCAAGCCGAGGTAATGGGCCATAGCCAGGTTGTAAACCAGCAGGTCGAGGCCTTCGTTTCGGTCGGCCTTGCCCTTCACCCACTCGATTCGCTTGTGGCCTTTCACGTAGCGGGTGATCTTCCGCTCCGCTACGCATTGGTCGTAGAAGTCATCAGCCAGGTCGATGGAGAAGTGCAGCGCGCCTGGGCCGTCGAGCAGCGGGTAACGGTTGTAGATCCAGTCTTTGGCCGTGTCGGTGCCGATCATCCAGAGCTCGGCGCCCTGCTTCTCGGTTGTTCCTCTCCAGGTCACATCGACCTTGGAGGGCCGCTGCGCGATAACCGGGCGACCGGGCTTGCTCGCACCCTTGATGGCGAACACGTTGCGCCACCGGCGTAGCCGGCAGAACTGGTAAACCTCGTCGGTGTGGTGACCGCCGGAGTCAACTGCTGTCGCACAGATGGCCAACTCGACGCCTGAGCTGTGCCGATACCGCCTCTTCAGCCTTTCATCCAGCGCAGCCCAGGTACGCTCATCGGCCGGGTTGCCTTGGATCACCTGATGGTCAATGACCCAGCGCTCCATGCCTTCACCCCATCCAATGACCAGCAGTTCGAGACGGTCACCCTGAGTATCGACTGCGGCGGTCAGGATCAGCGCGCCCGTGGGCACGCTACCGAGGCGATACTCTTCGGCCCGGGCCTTGAGCTCGCTGGCCTTGGTCATCTCCTGCGCCGAGTCCCAGACTTGAGCCAGGCGGGTGTTGTAGAACACCTGCATCGGCTCGAGATCGCCACGCGCAGCAGCGAGCTGCGCCTTGGCGTACTGCTTGGCCAGGTCGACCCAGGCGAGCCAGCCGGGCGGCATGTACAGCGCGCTCAGTGTGAAGCTGACCGTTTCACCATCGCCTTCGGCATGAGCGCGCCATTCACCGTTGGCCAACATCTGGCCCTTGTGGTGCTCCTCGATCAGCGCGCCGCAATCCGGGTTGCAGCACAGATAGCCGGCCCAGCTGAAGTCGTCGGCCCACTTGAGGTTCGTCCACTCCAGCACCTGGTGTTCGCCGCAGTGCGGGCATGGCACGTAGTAGTGACGCTGGTCGCCCTGCTGAAACAGATCCTCGATCCGGGAGACGCCCTTGATGGTCGGGGAGCTGGAGAAGTAGAACTTGGCGTTGCGGCCGAATGTCGTGCCTCGGGTTTCGGCCAGCTCGATCGGGTCGCCTTCGTTGTCGACGTCGACATCCCAGCGGTCGACCTCGTCGCCGTAGATGAAGCGCGCCGAGACTTCCGCGAGGTTGGCAGCCGAGCCAGCGGTGGTGGCGAACAGCGTGCCGCCTTCGAATTCCTTGGTGTCCAGAGTGTTGCGCGAATCCCGCGAGCGGGAACCGGCAACGCGGTCACGCAGCACAGGCGTGGCCTTGATGGTTTTGTCCACTCGGCCGCTGACGCGCTTGGCCAGCCCCAGGCTGGGCAGCAGCATCAGGATGTTGGCCGGCGCCATGTGGATGCAGCCGCCAATCCAGTTGAGGGCGATCTGCGTCTTCATCATCTGCGAGGCGACTTTCGTCACCACGCGCTTGGCTGGGTGACTCGGCGACAGGCAGCGCATCGGCTCGCGCGCATAGGGTGTGCGGTCGGTGCGGTACGGGCCGGGCTCGGCGGCGCCGGTATCACGCGGGATCCGCATGTACTCGTCGGCCCACTCATCAATCCAGAGCTCAGGGTCTGGCTGAAGGCCACGCAGGTACGCCGAGCGGTACTGCTCGGCACCGTCGGCGTATTGAAGATTCATGGCGTCAGTTCGGGTTCAGGGCCTGATCCAGATCGGCCTGACTCAAGCGGCTAGCGTCATCCAGCACGCGCCGCAGGTGGCCGATCAGCTGTCGTTCCAGTTCCCAGGGGTCGGTTATGGCCGCCAGCTCCGGGCCGATCTGCTTGGGCAGCCCCAGCAGCAGGTCCCGAAGTTGGCGGCCAGTGGCGAATGCAGCATTCTCGACAGCCAGACGCTCGACCAGATCGCCGCTGCTCTTGCGGGCTTCATTCTCGGCAAGCTGCGCGAGGAAGAATTCGCGCTGGGCACGGGCCTTCTGGAAGTCGTAAACGCCAGGCTGCGGCGGTGCGGTGATGGGGGCGTCTGGCTCGATGTGCTCGGTTACACCCTTTTGCACTCGGTCGCGTTGGTGCCGCTCCGCTACGCCAGCTTTGCTGGGGTCAGCACTCTCCTGCAGCAGCTGTTCGGTGGCGGCGACATCGACCCGCCCGTCATCGGCAAGGACGAGTCGGCCTTGCTTGCCCAGCTTCGACACGTAGGGCCTGGACCAGCCTTTGCGCGCTGCGAATTCGGACTTGCTCAAGAGCTCCATGGCGGCACCTGTTAACCCACGACACCACAACGGTTAACCCTGTTAACCCTGTTAACTAACTTGCCGGGCCTCCAGCTAACGCGAGAACGCGGCTCGAATTACCCTTGACCCTTCCGCCACCCCAGGGGCCCCCGGCCCATTCTGGCAAGTTCGCGCGTAGCACGTCACTAGCCCTGGCGCCCACGCCGCTGGCTGGACACGCGAGGTAGCTTGCCCGTCAGCGCATCGGCGATGGCCTTGTCGATGTTGGCTTCGAGCTGTGCATCGTTCTCAGCGGTGCGGCGCACCACGTCATGGAACTTGAAGAGCGTGCGGTACTGCGGCTGCCTGACGAACGCGAGCACCATGGCGAGGTTCTTGCCACGGCGCTCGGCGATGCCGATTGCCGTCTTGCCGCGCCGCAGCACGAAGTACGCCTGCGCGTGCCCCTTACGCAGGGAGCGCCGGCTATCGGTGGCGCTGTGATCCGAGCCATCGCGCCGCAACGCCTTCAAGCCCGACAGGATCTGCATCATGTGCCCACGCTGGATATTGCCGTAGGCGTCCAGGCGTGCACCTGCACCGGGGACGATGAAGCGCCCAGCCGGCAGGATGCCCGCCTCGCGCAGATACTTCTCGGAACGGCGAGTGATTCGCTCGCCGCCTTCAACCTGAGGCATCAGGTAATCTTCGGCGCTGAACGGGTTCTTGCCACCCGACTCATCCTTCACCCATATCGCCGCCTCAGGATCAGCCGACGGGCTTGCGTAAAGGATACGGGTGGAATTCAACGTCCAGGGCGTCGGGTCCTTGAATACCGATTGCATCTCGGCTCGAAGTGCCTGCCGTGCTTGATTGGCCGTGTGGTTCAGCGCATCAGCCAGCGCACGGGGCGCAAGCCCCTTACCGAGCCGGTTGAGTGCAGCCAACGCATCATCCAAGTCGCGGGCGTGGATTGCTCCACGCACTACGCGCCACCTCGATTACTCGGCACATCACACAAGCCCGCCTTCTTCGCCAGCCACCGCGCATACAACCCACTGGCCAAGTCAGCACCCA